AAAGTTTCTACTACCGCTTTCCATGTGTAGCCTTTCAATTTAAAGATTTGTTCAGCACGTTTTATACCAATTCCTGGAACTCCTGAGTAACCGTCAGTGTTATCGCCAGCCATAGCTTGAATTAGATGCCATCTTGCACCTTCATCTGGGGTAATCTCAACCGTCTCATTGAAATCATATAATTTACCAGCAATCTGACGCATATCTTTATCAGGACTAACAATTATGTTGCCTGTATATTTAGTTGCGTAGATTCCCATTGCATCATCTGCTTCAAGAGTATCCTTGATTATTACCTTGTAATTTTCTTTAAGTTTCTGTATGACCCTTTTAAAGCCACAGGGCTTTTTTCTATTTCGATGACCTTTGTAACTCGGTAAGATTTTTTTCCTAAAATTATTAGGGCTTGTAAAAAAGAGGATTATTTCGTCATAAAACGGAAATTCACGTTTTACTTTGTCTAATTCTCTCTCTACACACTTATAAGCCTCACTAAATAGTGAAGTTACAAGTATTACATCGTCACCAAAGTCGATTTCTGTTTCTGTCGATGCACAGCATTTATATACTATGTAATCGCAATCAATTAATAATTTCATAAGTTAATGTACGTCTGCCCATGTCTTGCCATGCTTTGCATCTGCTGAAATTGGACATCTTAAGTTGTAATATTCTCCAGCTAACGTTGCTGAGGCTTGCAGTCCATACCTTGTGGCAATAATGCTTTTAGGTTCGCATTCAAACTGCAATTCATCATGTATAAAAGCTAATTGATGAGTGTTAACGTTGTTTTTAGCAAACAAATCATTAGCTATTACTAGCCAACGCTTTGCTATACAGCCAGCCGAGCACTGCAAAAGGTAGTTAAGAGCTTTGTGAGGACTATCGACTAAGACTTTACGCCCGTCAATTGCCAATAGAAATCCATTTTTAGATTTATCTGCTACCGCTTTTTGTAGTTCAGATAATCCATCAATAGCTTCAACAAAAGCTTTCCTAATTTCTTTACCTTTTTTAGCTGCTTTCGTCTCTGATAAGGTGCTGTCGTATGACAGACCTAACTTGAGGTTTCCAGCTCCATATAAGTAGGCATAAGATACAGTCTTGACTTGTCTTCTTGAGATGCCGATCTTATCAGCATTAACCTGATGGATATCTCCGTTAAGAAGGATATCTGCATACCTTCCACCGTCATATCTGCCAAGATAATGGGCAAGCATTCTTAACTCGATGCCAGCTAAATCAGCTCCAACCATAGTCATACCAGGGGATGCTGTGAATAGCTCTCTAAACTCTTTATCAGCTGGAACCTGAGCCAAATTGGGCTTACGATGGCTAGCTCTAAAAGTATTAGTATTTACTGAGCAATGATGATGAATCCTTTTATTGGCAGTAACAAGCTTGTTCCAAGCGTTCACGCCTTCGGATATCATTCCAAGCTTCTTTTTTATCGTCAAACATTTCGCACATTGAAGCGAGAAGGGAATATTTATCTCCGTCAATGTAGTCTCGTCTATAATTGGTTTCCCAGTCGTAGTGGTCTTGGTCAGTTTGACATTCAAACGATTCGTAAGAATCCATGCTATGTGATCTCGTGAGGTTGGGTTAAATTCTTTTAGTCTTTGTATTTCGCATCCTTCTCTATATCCTTGTGTAGCGTTATCTCGTTTAGGAGTGAACAACGCTCCTCCAATGAGAGTCCATTCTTTCCGAAGTATTTCAGTAAGTTCTTCCATCTCTCTTCTGAGATGTGACTCAAGTTGGAAACTTTTTTGTTCATCAAATGTCCATCCATGTATTTCTTGTTCAGTTAGTATTTGTGCGACTTGATGCTCTAACGCGAGCCAGTCAAATAAGGGCGGAAGTGCTCGCATAATTTAGTTGTTACTTGTACGTCTTGGACGCAATAATCTTGCATTTCTTGTGACCAGTCTTTCCAGTCAGTTGTCTTACCAAACTCTCCTTTGTATTCTCCGAGACGATATCCATAGGCTTCTAAGGAATGTCGTCCATATAATTGCAGTGGCATTCTTGCTATATTTCTTTTCTTATCTATGTCCATCATGTTTGGATGGTACATCCTAGATAAAATAAGAGTATCAAGAATAGTCCCACTAAACTTGAACCAAGGATAAGTTTTCCGAAGAACAGGTAAATCGTAGCCAATAATGTTATGACCAATAAGGACATCAGCATTGGATAGCCAATGCAAACCCTCCGTGATCGGGTAGCAGTCACCACCTTGATTATTAAATACGAAGGTTTCTTCCTTCGTGGAGTCGTAGATGGCAATGCAATGTATCTCAGAAACGTCATGTAATAGTCCGTTAGTTTCGCAATCAAAGACGAGCATTTGTTTTTCCGACATATGTTTTGTCCTTAAACTTTGCTTTCTTTTTTGCTTGCTTTGTAGGTGGTTTAGGTTTTTTTAGCTCAGAAGTCTGTGCTGGGATTGAAAATTGTGTTCTCAGTTTCATTGAATTTACAGGTGGTTTTGTCGTATTTCAGTGCAGCAGCTACTCCTGTTTCTCCTGAATATCTATTCTTTAAAATTCTTAGAGTTGAAACATCATCATCCGATTGCTGATCTCTTTCCAAGGCAAGTACGGTATCCGAAAGCTGAGATATAGCCTGGCTTCCGCGTAATTGTCCTAATGAAACCTTTGCTCCATCGGTATGATCTTGATCTGTATGTGTACGTCTTAGGTGTGATACTAAAAATAATGAGATACCAGTACGTTCAACTAAACTTCTAAGATTAGTCATTGTCTGATCTATCATGCGTCTCTCATCTCCTTGTAATCCACTGAGCAATATACTCAAATGGTCAAGGAAGATAACTTTTATATCCAGCCCAAGAGCCATGTACTCAATACGGTTGTAGATAGTATCCGAAGATAAACTACCAAAATGGTCGTATAGATAAAGGTTCCAATTATTGATAGTGGAATCATATGCTTCTTTTAATGTGGAGTATTCGTGTTCGCCAAGATGTAATGCCTTTCCTACAGACACTGACATAAGTCCTAGTGCTGTTCGCCTGTTAGATTCCTCTAATGCTATATAGCCAACCTTAACTCCTTCTTCTAAAAGTTGAGTTGCTAGTTGTCTACAGAAAGTACTTTTACCTTGACCTGTCCCTGCTGTAATTGTTGTTAGCTCACCGTATCTAATACCATGAGTCTTCTCTTGTAATCCTTCAAACTTATATTTGTGATTACATGGTGGGCTTGGTGTGGTGACAGCATCTAATAAAGATTTACCGTCAACTATCCCATCGGGTTGATACTCTTTAGCATCCCAGATAGCCCGTCTAATAGCTTCAGAATCATTCGCTTGTAACGCATCTGACGCATCTTTGTATTGCTCCAAGCGAGCAATCTTGACTTTTCCCGTAGGTAAGATTGACGCTGCTTTTTCAACAGCTTCTCTTCCGGCGTTGTCATTGTCAAAGAAGAGGACGATTTCCTCATACCCTTGTAATAAAGGTATTTGTTTCTGAATGTCTTTTTTGGCTGACGCTGCACCGTGAGGGAGCGAGACCATCGGCCAGTTCGGCATAGCCTCATAACAGCTCGCAGCATCTAGTTCACCCTCAGTAATAACAATACGCTTACCGTTAGTAGGGAATAAGTGCTGACCAAATAAGGTGTTAGTGGAAACTCCTTCATATTTAAATTGTTTTAGTTTGTCTTTGGTTTTGAATCCTTGAACTCTTCCAGAGTCATCGAAATAAGGGAATCGTAAATGTGTGTCGTCTCTGTAGATTTTGTAGAACTCGCAGGTTTTTTCACTGATGTTTCGTTTTTGCAGCCTTTGGGCTGATCCTTTAAAAGTGACATTGCTATGCATGTGATGAGTGTTGGGTGTGTCGTTGCCTTCTGTATAGGTTTGGCAACTAAAGCAATAGGTGTGACCGTCCGTATAAATGCCATTGGCATCGGACGATCCACAGTTACTGCATGGTTCGTGTCGTATAAATTCGCTTTCAGTCATGTAAGCCAATCAATTGGGATGGCATGGAACGCACACCATCTGATGTTGTAGCGTTTGCACCATTGTGCATACGTTGTTTTAGATTTTTTAGAAATCTTCTTATATGGATCTTGAAAGACAATTCTTAAGTCTATACCTGGGTTCTCAGTAATTACTTGTTTAACCTTACGTCTATCCTCTGGTCTCCAATATCCTTTAGTTTCTAGTATTACTCCATTCGGCAGTATGAAATCAGGTGTGTATAAATGTTGAATTGTATAAGGAAAACTTACACTTTCGTATTCATAGTCCACACCTAAATCACACAGTAGATCAGAGACTTTTTCCTCTAATCCTGATTTGAACATTAGAAGTCATCGTCAGGAATAACTTCTGCAACCGCAGCTGGCGTAACGTTTGGGTCATCAGCTTTAAATCCTGATGTCTTACCAAACAATTCGGCTACGCCAATTTCATCTAAGTCGCCGGTGTCTACTCCAGCTCCTGATTGAACTGAGACAACCTGTATCCCTGATAACTTTAATGATGTGCCGTATGTAGTTCCATCCTTAAGTATGTAAGGCTTCTGATGAAACCCTATCTTAACTTTAGATCCTTCATATACTGGTGTGTCTGTATTAGTAATGGGTGATCCTTCTGTGTCTACCACTGGAGGACGCTTCTCTTCAGCCCATGAAAACTTAACTATAAACTTTCCATCAGACACCTCTTCCCAAGGTGTAGGTTTAAGAGTTGATCTCTTTGGATTCTTTAGCTTTGACTCTGCCCATTTAAGGCATTCAGCTCTTTCAGTCTCAAGTGCGTCAACTATGTCACTACCGACTACTGCCTTAAGTGAATAGCCAAACTTACTTGGCTTTAATATCGCCTGATAACCCTCAAGGGTTACAGGATCTTTTGTTACGTGTATGTTCTTCATTAACAGAAAAAATAAGTGGATTCAATTACGGATGACGGTTCAAGGTCTCCAATAATTGGTGGTTCAGTCTTTGCTCCAATAGCTTTGGCAAAGTCTTTTAAAAAGTCACGCTCTGCAAATAGATGCATGTAAGTGTCCCGTACTAATGTGGACAAGTGAGTCATATCAGTAGCTCTACATAGAACTGAGTCATGTATTAAAGCTATAGGTGCATTAAATTTAGTAGCACTTAAATGAAGTAATGAAGCATCAAGTGAATGTATTAGGTTAGGAGCAGTTGCATTCTTATGATGTCTAAGATCTACACCCTTCTCTCCATCTAACACCTTGATACGACAACGACCCATCAACTGCAATTCAACAGTTTTATGGTCATACTTCATTAATCGTTGTGTAACTCTAAAGAACGAGGGAGTTTCCCAAGATATCTGTTCAGCTCCATCCTTAATAGCTTTTCCTACTTCTTGCTCTATCCATCGCATAACCTTCATAGGTCCTGGTACGACTGCCTCCATGGCATCTCTAACCGCTTTGACTATTTGTGTTAGTTCGTCTTTGTCTACCTCAACGTCTATATCTTTAAATGCGTCTCTAATATATTGCCTGTTACTAAAAGGTTTAGCGTTATAGGGAATAGTCATAACCACTCTTTTGGTTTTTTTTCTATCCCAGTAAGGTCTTAACCTTTCAGGTATTTGATCTATACATTTATCAGCAATTACTTTATAAGCATCTTGAGGTTTATCGCTTGGTATAACATTTACCAAACAAGCTGTGGACTTATCGCGGGCAAGCCCTGCCAGTATCTGTAGACCTGAACAAGTTGCATCGGTTGCCACTGGAATACCAGTTGTATTCTTACCCAGCATGACCACTGAATGATATTCATGGCATGCAGCTAAAAATTGCCAAGGTTCCTCAGCTACTTCCCAGTCACCTATATTGTTTAAGGGATCTGTAGCTACTCTAATAATTAATAAGATATTTTCTCGTTTAGTTACCCAAGCTAACCTATCTTCCATAGTTGCTTTATCCAGACCATAAGATGTGGAGACACTAAAAGCTAACCATTTAATTGCATCCTCAGTAACAGGTGCTTCATCAGCAAACCTTATTAAACTCTTTCCAAAGTCAGTGTCTTGAGGTGTAAGGAAGCTAGGTATAGGGTACGCTCTACCTCTGTAGTCAAAACTCCAAGGAATATAATAGTCTTTATCTTTAAACTCTCGGACACAATTCATTGTCATCCTAGTTCTACAAGATATTCTCCATTCGTTAGCGTTCTTATTACGTGATATAGCTTTATCCTTTCTCCATTGCTTACGACCTTCCTCATTTGTATCTATATCGGAAGGCTTAGGTGGGTCAGGATGATTAATAACAGGACGAAATTTTCCTACTTCAATTTCTCTTTCCTCCAGCTCCTCCGCAACCATCACAGTAAACGGATTTAAACGGTATTTAACCTTCTGAATTTGATTAAGAAATTGATAAGTAGTTTCCCCCTGTATACGGAGGGGTACCCCTCTGCGAACCATCTCATGGCAACGAGTTAAGTCGTTTAAGTAGTATCCTCCTTCATGTACTGGAGACCAGTCTCTTGGTTCGATTAACATCGGCCAAGCTAATGGACTAAATAATTCAGCTAATCTTATAATTTCTTCCTTGTTTTTATGGAACTTATCAGTAATTACTACAAACCTAGGTGTCTTACCATTATGACGTTGATTCTCTGTTTTAAACCAACCTGAAGATTCCATTAAACAATCAAGAAACCATGTTCCTAACTTGATTCGCTCAATTCTATTCCATGGTATCCATTGATCTATCTCCTCATGCTTACTCATTAAAGTCTGCATGGATTTACGTTTGTATTCCGTACCTTTAGCTTGGTGCCAATAATTCTTTTTTAATGTCTCAAAAAGCCCTGGTCCACTGGCTTCGTAGTATTTCATCTGACATTCAGCTTCAATAGCTGAACCAATAGCCTGTACAACGTTAGCAACCTTACTATTCTCTTTTCGAGGGGAGAAGATCTTATCAAAAGTAATCTTTGCAGTGATAGCTCCCTGTGATTCTGAATCAAGAGATAATAGATAAGGCAATAACTGCATTAAATGAGCCGCATCTTTAACTGCAACCTTAATTCTTTCTTCTTTCTTTTCTTCAATTAATTTAACTAAATAAGGCAAAAGAGTTTCAATTGATGCCGAACCAAATGTAGTGGCAGAAGCGTAATCTTTATCTAATAATTTTTTAGTATTAGATCTAATGCGTTCCAATCCTCCTTGTATTTGTCTTCGCTCAAACTTCTCTTGCATCTCTAAATCAGCAGTTGTAGGCATACGATGAGTGTTGAAAATGGTCGCTGGATTATGGGTTGGATATTTGTCCTTAAGTGGACAAGTCCTAAATAAAGATAGGGACTGAGTTTTACCCCAATCCCTATTTGACCTGTTCGCTAGTGTATTAGATTATCAATTTCATTTTAAGTCCGGCGCGTCTACCAATTCCGCCACACTCCCAAGGGTTTTGGACGTATTGATTATAACAAACACGCTTAACATATCATAAAATCCGTAATAAAATACTTGTGAATCGGAACAGTTGGATTCGCTAGATAAGGTTTATATCGTGTTGATTACCTTCATCAGTAGCATGAGCGTATCCGAGAGTTGTGGCTATGTTCGCATGACCCATCATGTATTGAATATTTCTGGGTTTGCTACCGGCAGCGAAATGCCACGTGCCAAAAGAATGGCGCAAGCTATGAAAACAATAGCCATCCTTGTGATCAAGGTTGACTGGATATGCTTCCATCACCTTTTTGAAGGCTTTGTATAAACGATCCTTAGCTCGTTTACCTTCTTGTTCACCTTCTCTTGCACCCCAGTCCAAACCAAAGACACGATCTCTCGCACCTAAGTCCTGGCAACGCTTTTGAAGCATTGGTTTAAGTGATGCATGGATAGGTATGGCACGATATGCACCACTCTTGGTGGTATCGTCCTTCCGCGCTCCAACGTGTATAGAATTTTGTAAGAAATCCACACGAGCTGCGGTCATTCTGAGTATCTCACTTTGTCTCATGCCTGTGTAGGCTGCAAAGTTAACGATGTCAGCAATGTCTTGTCTACCCCAGATATCTACAGCTGAGGTACAAATCTGATCGACTTGCTCCTTAGTAAAGAATATCCGTTGATACTTATTCTCTTTACGCATCTCAAATTGAGGTACATCAAAGAATATAAGTCCATGTCTTTTGCAGTAATTTAATACTGTCTTGACAGAAGACGTAAACCTATTAATAGTTGCATTGGCAAGACCATCTTGTTCGAGGGCTTTACCTATTCGACTCATTAAAGGAATAGTAATCTTATCAACAGGAAAATTAATCCCTTGATAATTTGTGAAATAGTTTGCATAACAAATGGCTGATGTAGCACCAGATCCATTACGCCATGTTGATCTATTTTCTATTGTGTATTTGAGGCATTTACCCCAAGTTGCTGTCGGCATAGAGTATGTTTTTAAGTTGTTGTACAAGTATTCGACCTTTGGGTGATAACTTGAGAATCTGTCTCCTTCTGTTAGTTGGATCTCGATGCTTAGTAATCAATCCCAGTCCGGCTTTATTCAGCCTATGAAATTCAGATAACCAATCAGTGTTACGACTACCACTAGCAGTTGAGAAGGCAAGAGCCTTTTCCAGATCACCTTTGAAACAGTCATCATGGGAAGCAACATATAGAAAAGTAGCTATAACTTGGGCGGGTATTTCCTTATCAAATGTTCTTAAGTGTTCAATTGCTTGAGCCAGTTTCGCCATCTGATAATCCGTCACCACCCTGCTTGGGTCTGAGTTCGTCATTGGGTTTAGTTGCTGGACAAGAATACTCTAGCGTAAATCTACCTAAATGGATAGAACAATCGCAGTATTTGTCTTCGTCTATACCAAGATAGAGCGAGCCAAATGAAAAGAGTTGCATAAAGGCTCCTTAAATTAATAGTCAGTAGAGTAGTTAAACAATATAGATATAATCTAGGTTACTAGAGATATAACTGTTTATTTACTACTTGGTATAGTATAGGTATTATTACTATCTGTCATCTGTTGTTGCATAATGTTAACAATCTCGTCCCTATGTGGATGAGTTTGTATAGCCCGTAACAGTTCGTTAGATCTGCGTGTATAAGTTGTTTCATTCATGGGTTGTAAAAGTCCGTTGGTAAATCGTCAGGTTTAAGGTGATACATGCCTTCTTCAGTGCACATATATATTTCCTTGTTTTCTTGCATACATTTACTTATGCAATTCTTCGCACCTCTCTCGGTGTTGTAGAACTTTTCTTGGTATGTGCCGTCCTTATCTTTCATGCGGATAATGGCAAATACTGAGTCAGGTATCTGGTAGCCATATACTTTCCAGTCTTCAAACTGTTCGTACGGCATGGATGGAAAATACTTATCAGGTGTATTTCGTATTGCTTCACAGCTGTTAGGGAAATACCTTTGTCCTTTATTTGGTTTACGTCTCATAATGGGTAACTTCCTGTAATAGGTTTAACATCAATTAGTTCAAATCCCCTGGTATCACACCAGTCCTTGGCTTTCCATGCTGCGTCTTCGTGATCATCAGCCTCCATAAGATGCCATCGCCAGTCAGACCAATGAGGAAGTACTTTAAATTCAACTTGATAAGGGTTCATACATGCCTCGATGAGTGTTAAGAAATACCTGTCTCTTTCGAGGGGTTTACTGACTGTCAGGTGTAGTCACTAAGACTATTTAGTTTTTAGATTTTCAAGTATTTCTTTTAATTTCCACCATTCGGTAGAAAGATATATCACTTGGTTTAGTTGATACAACAGAAATTCCTGTGTTGTTGATGGGTGTAAATTCAAAGTTGTCCTTGTCTCCTTGCTTGTGTGTCTCTAAGTGTTGGGCGTGTTGGAAATAGTTCTGGCTCAGGTCTAAATGAAGTACGTAGTATTTCCATACGCATGGCATCGTCCTTAATTTTCTTAAGTACTTGAATACAATCCTCATAAGATAAGTTTTTATCTAGATCAGGGTTGTATTGCCATGTCAATTCATAGACCTCAGCTATAAAGCTGGCTTGGTTCATGCTGTTTTTAATCCTCTTTTTTTAGCTGAGTATCTATCTTTGATACATTCTTTTAAGTCCTTGAGTTTGATACCATCAAGTACTACTTTGTCGCTGTGATCGCTGTAGATCATTAGTGTTTCCATGTCCTCGTTGTAGTAAATACTTGCGTCCTTCATAAAGAAGTGGAAAGTTACATCGGGTGATAAATTAGCCATTAGTCAGTAAAGCCCCGCTCTTTGCGTGGGCAATTGGACGTGATCGGAATCGAACCGACCTTGCGTGTTGTCTCTACGATGCGTCCATCTATGAGACGTGTTGCATTAACCATTCGTCCTTGGTTATGTCCTTGAGTCCTTGGACATAGAAAAAATAAAAAGAAAATATATCCGTCCTTAGTTTTCCTGGAAATATTCCAGGTCACACCTATCCCTTGATCAGGTGCGTCCCTGCTTGATGAGTGTTGAAATGATTCCTTAATTAATAAATAACCACTGGACTTATTGACATTGCCAGTAATTAATTAACCCCACTGTTCAGCCATAGCCTGAGCTATACCCTTATATGTGGTACTTCTTAACTTCCATCTATCCTTAGATGGAGGTAAGTAATGGAGGCGTTGAGTTACTTTCTTAGGTAGTCCAGTTAAATCCTTAATGTCTGTAGGTTTTAAAGGGTCGAGACCTCGTAACCATAAGCCTGTTTTCTTAGTCTCATAGTGTCCGTGCTCATACGGTTGAACGTATTGGGTAGGCTTACCGATGTAAGACTTAGTACTAATAACACCGACAGGATTCTCAAGACATACTCTCGGAATGTCGCATTGATAGAGACGTTCAAAGAATTTAATCGCGGCTTGCTGCCTTCCATCCTTGATCTTTTCAGGGAACCACGCCGCGCCACTGATAGCTAGATCAGTGCATGGTGGATGGAATATACCCAGATCCCAGTCACCCTCGATGAAGTCGAAGATGTCACCCTGATAATGTTTATCAGTGGGCGTATCACTGGGTAAGAGATCGCATGACCATGCGTTATGACCTCGAGCGGCGAATGCTTCACGCACTACACCGCTGTATTCGCAACCGATTAATACATTCATTTTAGTATGGTATGTAAATGTGGATAGGTTAGTTATTAATTAATTGATCGACACGTCCAAGACAATACAATTCGATCATCATCCAAACGCAATAGTTTTTAAACGTCACCGTGTCGCTGACTGTTTTATCAGCTACGAATTGTTGCATCCAATCATCACCAAATATTCCTTGGAAATATTCCTCTAATTCTTCCTCGTATTCGTTGAAGAATTTGCGGTTTTCGTAGTAATAAATGAAACCTGATGGAGCACATGAAGCACAGCCGTGCTCTTGTATGTCCTTGACCTCTTCGATGTCAGTAAATCTTTCATCGAGTGCCACTGTTAATCTTGATTTGTCCATGATAATAAATGGCTACTCTCATTGAGTAGCAAGGGATCAGGGCGGAATCGAACCGCCCTTACAACCATTGATCTAGTAGTTAATATACTTATCTGTATATGGTGAGAACCCACACTCTGTGTAGGTAAGACGCCCTGTTTGGACGTTGTATCTGTTCTCATAAACAGACTCGTTAACAAGTGATTGAACCCATAAACCAAGGCTTATTACATCGTTGAACATAAGATTAAGAATCTTAGTCCTTGCAACGTTTTTGTATAGGTAAGTTCTACCGTTTTGATATGTGAACTGAACAGTCTTGTTAAAAGGGTTAACCTTTACGCCCTTGTAAGCGGCACAAACACTAGTACGAGATTTAATTTGAAACATAATTGTTTTTAAATAAGTGAACAATTATCCGACCTTGTATGTAATACAAATGTGGATAAGTGGCAGTCAAGGAGTCGAACCTTGAACAAGTGCACCGGCACTGCCTTGCTTCCCGTTTGTTTTATTCCCACTCTGTCCGCTGACTCTGATGGTCACGTCTGCAGCTTATCAAGGCTACGCTGTTATGTTTTAACCTCGAACTCTGTTGGTTGACACTGAGTTATCGAGCTACTTAAGCCAGTTAACAATCGCTTTGGATTGAAAGTTTGGTTGGTATGTTTTGAGAGTTGTTGTAGTTAAGTTAGTTATCTCTCTCACCCGAAAGGGAGAGATAGCTAACATAACGTAAACAACAATCTCTGTTCCTCCATTGTAGCCCAATTTGTCCCCTAGTGGAGAGATTAAATTCACCAATATTCCTCAAATCGCCAAGAAACCAGGTATAGTCTGGGATCTCAGCGAATCTTAAGAAAATCCAAAAACTTTCTCAAATCGCCGAGAACCCTGTCCACACCTGGATAGTTGGGTATTGTTTCAAAGTGTAACGCAACAGGTCGCTTGAGATTGTGATGCGATATAATCCCCGCCCGCCCGCGTGTCGCGAATGTTTAGCACGCATAACACGTGCGAATATCGCGCGATATGTACCAACTTTCGCTCAGGGAGCGAGCGAAGCGAGCAGATCCCTTGGTATGACTGGGCTGACGCTGGATAATGAATCTAGCGAGCGACTCCCTCTAACGCACGCACCCCCCCGTGGGGGTAATCGCGCCCATCCTATATCGATAATAGGTTAGAGAAATTTATGTTATTTTTTGAAGAGACCTAACCTGGTAAATAGATATACAGTAATAACAATCCAGAAGGTAATCTCAAGACCTAAACTATTCATCCTCTTTCTCAGGAAAGTAACCAATGGTATATCCATTACCGTCTTCACACTCTTCTACCACTGCTTCATAGACAGTATCAGGATGTTCAGTCATATATGTCTCTATAGCTGAATCTACAGTCTGTTTAGCTTTTAAATCTATATATCTGTTCTCTAAACCAATCAACACACCCAGTATTAAGAAGTTGAGCGGAGGGAAAGGAGTCTTCAGACTCTTATATAACTCTTTAAACGTAATAATCTTTAGTTTATGTTCCATATAGTTAAAGGCAGTGGAGAGTAGTGTTTTAAAGTAATATCATTCACGGATATTTATTAAAGGGGACGGTAGTTTTAGTACCTGTCCCCCTACAAGGGTCCACCCTTCCCCTGTATACGGAGGGGGACCCCCCTAAACCCAGTTAGGAGCATCTTTATTTGATGTCTTAAGTCTGGCTTGTTGTCTTTGTTCAACATCCATGCCAAGCACTAAATGATTAGCACTGGATTGAGGGTCATCTAGGAAACCTTGAAGTATATCGTTCCATTCTTCTTGTTTCTTTAGGTCTATCTGTGTCTGTGCTGAAATTGAGAGAGAGTCAGTAAAGTATTTAACCCCTTGAGCTAAACAGTCAATTCTGTCGTCATGTTTAACTGCAAATTTCATTCGACACATCCTACTCATTTGGTAGAAGAGCATGTAGAGAAGTCTTTGTTCTGGAGGGTGTTCTTTGTTTGAGTTATAGTCCCAATCAATAACAGACCTATCAACAATAAGGCGATGTTGGTTGAGAACAGGCTCAAGGCTATCAATGATTCTGTCTTCTTTCCGAACATTCGCTCTAACTTCATCCACAAAAATGTTCTGCTTTGTTTGTTGAAGGTGTTTTTTAAAAAGTTCACTTACTATTCCGTCTCCGAAGTTTGTCTCTACGACTAAGGTAGAAACGTTGTATTTCTTGCAACCTTTTAGTATGTCAAGCAAGGTATTGTCTGAGTACCCATCTCTATAGGCTCGCACTTCGTGAAGATAGAGAAAGCCATTCTTTTGGGAGATATAGCAAGCTGCTGTCTCATCAGATCCTCTTCCGCTAGGGTCAACCGAGCAGATTGTTTCTTGATAGGGAGTCCAATCACCTTGTAGTTGCATAGGTGAATAGAAGTAGTCTCCAGGGAGTCCAACTGTTGGAGCATCTTTGATGACATTTTTTGGGTCTGAGCACCATATGACATTATCGGGTGCTTCAGTAGGATTAACACTGGTAATAACCAAGTCAGCCATTTTAAGAGGAAACTTTTCAGAGTCACTGAGAGAAGTATCAAGCATGAACTGAAGCATAAAGTTACTTCGTCCCATAGCTGACTCCCTTTGTAGGAGATCCTCGTCATCAAACCTGTCTGGGTCTGTACAGTCTCCTGATTTTGCACCATTATCTAAGTCTTCCTGTAGTTGTGGAGCTATTAGCCCTTCATATGGAGTGATGTTTTTTGGGAATCTTGCCGGCCAAACAAATGGTCGATAATTCCGCTGTGCCAGCTTACGATAAACAGTAAAAGTAGTCTGAGGAGTCCCGAGATACATAATACGGCTATCGTCTTCCGGCGTAAGGATGGATTCAGCTTCGGTACAGAGTTGAAGTAGTTTTTCACGCATTAACTCCGTCATACTGTTTCCAGGCACCTCTATATCGTCTAAAATCATTAAGTCTGCACGACTTCCAGTTAACTGTCCAGTTATACCAACTGATTTGACTGAGGGTGCTTGGTGAGGTGAACATAAGACATCAAAGGATATACGTGACCATCTGGCATCGTCAGATTTAGGTCTTAGATGCTTTAGCCACGGTGTTTCAATAATTAGTTTCTGTAGGAAGATGGACATGTTATCTGCACGTTCTTTAGACGCAGAGATAATCATTATTTTCTTTTCCGAGTTATTAAATAGAGTCCATAGAACAAAAGCACCAGTAATCCAGCTCTTACCAACTCCCCGAAACGCCTGTATTTGTAGTCGCTTGGGACCACTCTGCAAGTAATCTGCAATTGCATATTGTGCCCTCGTAGGTTGTGGGAGATCAAGCTGGTCCCATAATGCTTGCAGAAACAGCTTGAAATCGCCCTGTAAGGCGGTTAAAGTATCATTCATGTACGTTTGTGGATAGATTAGTTATAGGCTTACGTCAATCGATTTATCGAGGGTTCTGAAGCGAGGTGTCATTAGTAGAGGATCAGACCAATCATTAGGTGTTTCTATTAAGGCTGATAGCCCTCTGTAGTTATTGGTTTTATTTCCGTTCAAAACAATTTTCTTACCGTTGCCGTTACCGTTGCCGTTACCGTTTACTTTGCCGTTACCATTACCATTTTTAGGAACATACGAAGTATCGTAACCTTGCCTTTGACCTTCTAAGAATTGTTTAGCATATGCGTGAACTCCACTAAGCAAGTTAACTTTATTTAAACTTTTTGTAAAAGCAGCCATTTTTTTTGTATAGCTGGCATCACGGACTTTATATTTTTCACGTAAATTTTTATTTTTTATTACAGCCCTAGTACGGACATTCTTATCATAGTTTTCCGTTTCGGTTTTAAGCGTTAAATTGCTGTCTATATTTCCAGGGTTTTTATTAACAATCTTGTTTAAATCTTGTTTAAATTTGTTTTCAGAAATAACTCCCGCAGCAAAGTTTTTTTTTAATCGTTCGTAATCCGCACCAAATTCTTGTGTTTCATATTCGTGATCTAGTGCCATACCGCCAGATCGGTCTTGTTTTTTAAAATTTTTTTTTCCTTTTTTAACTAATTTTCCATAACCAGCTGCGGTCATTAATTCGTCTGCTTCAGTTAAAATCTGGTTTCGTTTATCAATAGATTTTTTTTGTGAAGCATCTCTTTTACTTTCAGGTCTAGCTACACCTTGACTCATTTTATAAACTTCACCATCCCAACTAGGATATTCTCCTATTTCAGTAAGGATTGTTCTATTTAAATTTCTATCTGTACTTCTAAACTTTCCGCTATTAATGAGCCTATTTCTTATTTGATTATATTCTCTCTCAAATTGTCCTTTTGGTTTTGCTGTAGGTTCTAAACCTAATTTCTCATATGTTGCAAGAATTGCCATAAAAAAAGCACCCTTTCGGGTGCGGATATATTTCCAAAGTGGATAAGTTATGCAGCGATGTGGTCGCTTATTGTTTGTTCTCTAATTGGTTTATGTCCAAATTTGTCTCTCATCCAAGAGAGCCAATTTCTACTACCTTTATCCTGATTGCACTTTCGACAGGCACATACAACATTGGTCGTAAGATTTTGCCCACCTCGGCTACGAGGTTTAACGTGATCGAGTGTAAGTTCTTTAAATTCATAAGTTTCTCCGCAATAAACACATGTACATTTGAAGTGCTCTTTAACGGCTCTTCTCCAGAGCCTTTTAGAATCTGAACTTGTCATGGTTATTAGGTTTTGTAAGTAATGTTTTGGACTAGGTAGTAGAGGGGTCATTTACGTATTTTGAGTCTGCTTTTTCGGCTTCGGTTTTTAGATGGACTTTGGAGAGTCGCATCTTTTGGGTTTTTACTGTTTTGTTTCCCTGGCTTATGGGCGACATCTTTTCCGTCACCATTGCCATAAGTACCTTTGGCTCGATTAATAGCATTCGCATTGACACGTAGTGCTACCCCTTTTTTTGTTTTGTTATATGCTTTTTGGGAAGCTTTAAGATTGCCGTTGGCATATCTAGCTCCGTTGGACTTTGCCATAGAGTCTTCTCTTTACTAAGTCTGGATCTATTTCCGGCAAAACATTTGCCAGTTTGTGTAATGGGTTGCCATCGTATGCAACACCTGAAATATCGTTTGATTTCAGCCAATCACAGGCTGCTTTTAAGTCTTGAGTTGTAGCGTCTCCGCTTTTGACTCTAGATAAAAATTCTTTTGTGACTAACTGGTGGAGTTCGTTAAATTGCTCTTCAGTTGCCTTTTTCATTGTTTTTCGTAAAAAAAGCCCTCTCAGAATCGCCTACAAGGGCAATGAAAAAAGGGCTGGTTATATTTGTACCTGTAGTTTTAGGTTTTTTTCTTCTTAGGAAAGCCAGCTTGCATATTCTTATAAGCTTTGGCTGTAACTGTACTTTTAGACTTAGGTCTGCTAGTACCAGCTTTTTTTCTCTTATTGATGTTTGCGTATAAACCTTGTTTTGCCATAATTAACATTTCCATTTGCGAAGGGCAAGTGCCTTACGAGTAGGCTTGCCGTTTGGTTTTTTCATTGGTCCTTTTACACCCGACATGCGAGCACAAAAAGATTTTTTACGAGAACCTCCACCAGGTTGTGGAGCTTTAAGATTAGAACCAGTTTCTCTGTTGTATTTTTCTCTACCAGCTTTGGTGAGTCCGCCAGTACGACTTTTATGTTTACCGATTTTTAAACTGACGTTTTTTTTAGTCATTATTTAATTCCTAAGCCTTTTTTAACTATTGCGAGTGCTTTATCATCTAGTTCGTTATCTGATTGCTCAACTAACTTCTGTAGTAGGTCAATAACGAATGTTTTAAATTTTGGACTTCTTAATGCAGAAAGTACGAATGGTTTTGCTAGTGCTAACATTATTCTTTTTTGGTTAATTGGATAGGTACGACATCAGCACATAATTTGGCTGAGTCTGTATTGGGTCGGAAGGTGAAACCTTTCCGTTGTAGTTCGGCACATTTAAGTGCTCTAGTCATTTCTTGAGAGAGTCTCATATTCCGTTCATGTAACGCACCAATGCGTTGACATTGTTCAGTCAGATCTCTATTTAAAGGAACTGAGAAGTTTATTTGAAACCCCCAGTTCTCATTAATTACGTAACCATCTTCAGTTTCAGGTTGTACATCGTTGCCCAT